CGATGGAGAGTACGAAGACCAATACGGACACCGCTACGGCGTGGACGCAGGAAACATCGTAATCCTGCCATACGAACTGTGCGAAAGCAAGGACGAAAAAGAGATAGCAAAATTCGGACGATTCGTAAATGCAAACAAAGCAACATTCACAGCGGAAGACGGAGTGATCGAGATAGAGTTTGATGACGGTCAACACATATACATCAATACCGATGACTACGAAGAGGACGAAGAAGATTACTACGACGAAGACGAAGAATATTAAAATCATAAAAAGACCAGAGATGGTCTTTTTTCTTTTGGGAGGAAATCAATGCAAATAGAAAAAAGAGCGGTGGAAGAATTAAAGGCGGCGGAGTACAATCCCCGTAAGGACTTAAAGCCCGGCGATGCCGAATACGAAAAGCTCAAACGCAGCATAGAAGAGTTTGGCTATGTCGAACCCGTAATATGGAACAAACGCACGGGCGTGGTTGTGGGCGGTCATCAACGCTTAAAAGTGATGAAAGACCTTGGTTTCACAGAAGTGGACTGCGTTGTGGTCGACCTTGACGAAAGCAAGGAAAAAGCCTTGAACATCGCTCTGAACAAAATCAGCGGCGAGTGGGACAATGATCTCTTGGCAAGCCTTTTGAAAGACTTGGACGGAAGAGGATACGATATTACGATAACGGGTTTCGACCTTGCCGAAGCGCAGGAACTGTTCGGCAGCGGCAGTATGGAGAACGTTCACGAAGACGACTTTGACGCCGAATCTGCACTCAACGAAACGACCGAGCCAAAGACCAAATCGGGCGATTTGTGGCTTTTAGGACAGCATAGGCTGCTGTGCGGCGACTGCACCCAGAGCGACGACGTGAGCCGAGTATTGGACGGAAAACAAGCGGATATTATGGTAACCGATCCGCCGTACAATGTTGACTATGGCTCCACGGTAGCGGGTAAAAACAAGTCGAAGACGAGAGACGGGAGTACCATTGCTAACGACAACCTTTCGGACGACGAGTTCTATCAATTTTTATTGGCGTTTTATAAGGCGGCGGAAAAGGTGCTGAAAAAAGGCGCGCCGATTTATGTTTTTCACAGCACAAAGGAAACAGTCAATTTTACGAAAGCGATGACCGACGCGGGGTTCAAATACTCGCAAACGCTGATATGGCTGAAGAACCATTTCACGCTTGGACGCCAAGATTATCAATGGCGGCATGAGCCGATACTCTACGGATGGAAAGAAGGCGCAGGGCATTATTTCATTGACGACCGCACGCTTGATACTGTGTTCGAAATCGTTGCGGAGAATCTGCGAAAAATGAATAAAGCCGAGCTCGTGGAGTTGGTGGAAAAAATCCTCGGACTGCCGAATACGGTCATTGAAGACAATAAGCCGAGCAAGTCTCCTGACCACCCGACGATGAAGCCGATAACTTTATGTGCGAAATTAATCTATAACAGCAGCCACGAAGGGGACACAGTCTATGAACCGTTCGGCGGAAGCGGCTCCACACTTATAGCATCTGAGCAATTGAATCGCAAGTGCAGAGTTATTGAACTTGAACCTAAATATTGTGATGTTATAGTACGAAGATATCAAGAGTTATGCCCAGAATCTGAAATTAAACATATAAGAAACGGCTGTGAAATTTATGATTAAAAATGTGTTTTTCTACGCAAATTCACTGGGCTCTTTGGGATAATTACGGTATTGTTGTAGTAGAAAACAAAGAGAGCGAAACGCTCAAAGGAGACATAAGATGATAAAAAACAAAGACATATTTAGGACGCTAAAAGATTATAGCTACGGATATCACAGCAATGCAACATCAGAGGAAAATAAAGCCTACGATGAAAAAGTTAAGGCTCTTAAAATAAGGATACTCGCAGATGTAGAACATGCACCTGAGATAATAGCAGAAGAGTTTGCGGTGCATGAAGCAAAAAAGTATAGGGCTCAAATGCAAGGCAAATATGCGACGCTGAAATGCACAGCAGAATGGAAAGCAATCGATAATGTATGCATGGCATTAATAGATACGAAACCATTAAAAGAGGGTGAATAAAATGGTTGAGTTTAAAAAGGGCGATATCGCATATCTAAATCGTAGAAAAAGAGTGAAACTAATATTGGGAAACGAATATAAAAGTGAAACAATACAAGCGGAAACGGCTGTAGAAATCATGAGGGTACATAGGTCGCAAGATGAAATAGCTAAGCAAATAACAGGAGGAGCTGTTTACGATGTGAAGTTCAATGGGTATGAAGTAGAATGCATACCACAAAAAGATTTATATTCTAAAGCACAATGGGAAACAATAACAAAAATAAAAGCAGCAATGTTAAACAAATAAAAGAATGATCGCATTAATAAAACCGTCTAAAAGGGCGGTTTTATTATTTCAAACGGAGGTAGAAATGAGAATATTGGGACGCAGCAGAGATGCACCGAGAAAAGAACGACGCCATAGTCCAAGTAAAGAAATGCAAGATTTTATTTGTGGAGTTGACGCAGACTTTATAGGCAACAGTAACAGCGGCATACGTGTGGACGAACTTCGAGCCTTGCAGACATCGGCAGTGTATGCTTGCGTAAAGATATTGGCAGAAACAGTGGCAAGCTTACCATTGCATTTATTTAGAAAATCTAAAGACAATAAAAGTGAAACGGCGGAGCAACATCCGCTTTTTTCTTGTCTTTACGATACGCCTAACGAAGAAACAACGAGTTTTGAGTTTAGAGAAACGATGATGACCTCGCTCCTTTTATGGGGAAATGCATACGCAAGGAAAATCCGTCGCAATGGACATGTAACCGAGTTGTGGTATTTAAAGCCGAACCTAATGACGGTGGAACGAGATTCATACACAGGTAAAATCAAGTATACATATACGGATGATATCTCTAACAAGACCATAGTATACCGTCCCGACCAAATCTTTCATATCAAAGGATTGTCATTAGACGGAGTTATAGGAATGAGTCCTATTGCTCAAGCAAGAGAAGCAGTAGGATTATCTCTTGCTACGGAAGAGTACGGTGCAAAGTTTTTCGGTAACGGAGCAAGACCTGGTGGGGTATTGGAGCATCCCGGCATACTTAAAGATCCTAAGAAATTAAGAGAATCATGGAATCAAGTTTATCAAGGAACGAGGAATAGTCATAAGGTAGCAGTGCTTGAAGAAGGAATGAAATATCACACTATCGGTATCGCTCCAGAGGATGCACAGTTTTTAGAAACTCGTAAATACCAAGTCAATGAGATATGCCGAATCTTTCGAGTTCCGCCTCACTTAATCGGAGACTTGGAAAGGGCAACATTCAGCAATATAGAACACCAATCAATTGAATTTGTACAGCACACGATCCGTCCTTGGCTTGTGCGTTGGGAACAAGAAATAAGCCGTTCGCTTTTAGATGAGAGAGAACGGCTTATATATTTTGCAAAATTCAATGTAGACGGATTATTGAGAGGAGACTATAAATCGAGAATGGAAGGGTATGCCATAGGGCGGCAGAATGGGTGGCTTTCGCAGATTGGAAGACTTACCGCCTATACCCGAGGAGCAAGGCGGAGACGAGTATCTTGTCAATGGAAATATGACTACGGTGGCAGTTAGGAAAGAAAAAGGAGGTAGCGATGGAAAAGGGTAAGAAGGAACTTCGAATGTTGCCAATGAAGGAACTGCGAATAGCTGAGAATGATAGTATCCCTATAATCGAAGGACATGCAGCGGTATTTGATTCGTGGTCGGAAACACTGGGAGGAATATTCCCGTTTAAGGAAATAGTACGCAAAAGGTCATTTGTTGAAAGTATTGCCAAAGACGACATCAGAGCGTTGTTTAATCACGATCCGAATTATGTACTAGGACGTAATAGGGCAGGTACGCTTGAACTTGCAGAAGATGATATAGGACTACGTGTTCGTATAACTCCGCCTGATACAACATGGGCAAAGGACTTGCAGTCTAGTATTAGGCGCGGAGATATAACACAGATGTCGATAGGATTTATTGTAGAAGAAGACAAGTGGTCAACGGAAAACGGAATGGATGTGCGAGAGATTTGCAAAGTTAAGCTGTTTGATGTAAGTCCCGTAACATTCCCAGCCTATACCGCCACAGATGTGGGGATAAGAGCGATGGAAGAATACAACGGATATAAAGCCGAACAGCGCAGTAAAGCGGAGGCTGACGAAAGAACAGCTAAAAAAGCAAAAGAGCAGGCAAAACTTAGGAACTTGAAAATAAAGTTCAAAAATATTTAATTGGAGGATATTATATGACTATTAAGAAGGTCTTAGAAATGAAAGCAAAAAGAGAAGACGCCAGACTTAAAGCAATGGCTGTCTTGAATAAAGCGGAGAATGAGGATCGCTACTTGAGCGAAGACGAACAAAAAGAAATTGACGGATATGAAAAGGATATTCGTTCTTGGGATGAAAGTATAAGCAGAGCGGAACGATTGTTGGCGGTCGAACCCGAAGACAGGGGAGTTGAAAATCCCGAAGTAAAGCCGAGTCCAACGAAAACGGAAGAGAAAAGATTCAATTCTTTTGGCGAGCAACTTATGGCGGCATATAGGGCGGCAGCTCCCGGCGGCAGAATAGACGAGCGTCTTACGACTCGCGCGGCAAGCGGACTTAACGAGACAAATCCGTCCGATGGCGGATTTTTGGTTCAGCAAGATTTTGTGTCCGAACTTCTCAAGCGCACGTATGAGACGGGTATACTCGCAAGCCGTGTAAAGCGCATACCGATAACAACCAACAGCAACGGCTTGAAGATAAATGCGGTTGACGAAGATTCGAGAGCCAACGGTTCGAGATGGGGTGGCGTTCAAACGTATTGGGAGTCGGAGGCGGCAGAACTAACGGGTAGCAAGCCGAAATTCAGACAAATGGATTTGTCTCTTAAGAAGTTGACTGGACTTTGCTATGCGACCGATGAACTCTTGCAAGACGCATCGGCATTGGAATCGGTAATCCGTCAAGCGTTTGCGGAAGAGTTCGGTTTCAAGATAGACGAAGCAATTCTTTCGGGATCGGGTAGCGGCGAACCGTTAGGCATACTCAAAAGCGGAGCATTGGTAACGGTAGCAAAAGAAACAAATCAAACGGATAAAATCACCGTTGAAAACCTTATAAAAATGTGGAACAGACTGTGGGCAAGGTCAAGAGCGAATTCGGTATGGTATATAAACCAAGAGTTGGAGCCGTATCTCTACACTTTGAAATTAGGAGATAAACCTGTGTATATACCTGCGGGCGGACTGTCTGAAAAACCTTATGGCACACTGTTCGGCCGTCCCGTTGTTCCGCTTGAACAATGCAGTGCCGCGGGAGAGTTGGGGGATATTATCCTTGCGGATATAAGTCAGTATCTAATGATAGATAAAGGCGGAGTAAAAGCGGCGTCATCAATCCACGTAAGATTTTTATATGATGAAAATGTGTTTCGCTTTATATATCGTTGTGACGGTCAGCCTATTTGGAATAAACCGCTTACTCCGTACAAGGGAAGTTCTACGGTATCTCCGTTTGTAGGACTTGCAAAGAGGAATTGATATGACGTCAATAATAAATCCAATAGAGAAAATAAAAGGACTCGGAACTATATTCTCAAGCGAGACACAGTCCGAGCCTATTTTTCTTAACAACTACAGGTATGTGGACTTTCTTGTATTTTCTGGCAGTGGTATAAACGGAGAGATTACTGTTACAGTGCAAGGCAAGTGTGGAGAAAGCGAAGAGTGGCAAAATATTCCTTTCTATAAAGTCGTAGATAACATGCTTGAAAAATTAGAAAGCGATAGAATGACCATTGGCAAAGATTCGGATGCAAGATATCGAATAGATGTAGATTTGCTAGAAAATACTGCTATGGATAGAGTAAGGTTATGCGCCACAAAGGTTACGGCGTCAATAGTAAACGGCTTGATAGTATCAGTGCAAGGAGATCCGAGGTATACCAGATGATAGAACTTAATGAAGTTAAGAGTTTTTTACGAGTAGATGCGGATGACGAAGACGAATATATCCAATCTCTTATAAATACGGCAAGCGAGCTCACTGAGGATATACTTCGTAGACCGCTTGCTGAGTATGAGCCGTTACCCGAAACTATCCGTCAGGCAATCTGCGTATTGGTAGCGACATTGTATGAAGAAAGACAAGTGTCCAAGGATAAGTCGGGATTGGATATGTCTCAGACGCTTGATCTCATACGGCGAATGCTGTTTGCATATCGAAAGGACAGGTTTTAATGAATATAGGGGAATTGAATAGACGGGTGGAAGTCTTACAGTTTTTTGAGGAACGAGACGATTACGGTGGAGTTGACGGAGAGTGGTTGCCCGTCGGCAGAATATGGGCAAAGATTGAACCTAGTAATGGAACAGAGTTTTTTGCAAAACAACAAGTCAATGCGGAAAATCAAACGAAGATAACTGTAAGATTTTATGCAGGTATAAGCGTTATGAATCGTATACGATACGGCGAAAAATTATACGAGATTATGGGAATAGCAGACCATAGGACTGCTCACAACATGACAATTCTTAATTGCAAGGAGATGGTAAGCGATGAGTTACAGCGCAAGACAGCGGAAAGTCAAAACCACAGTTGAAGGAGCAAGTAAACTTGTCAAGAACTTAAAGGCTATGGAAGATGCGGCAACAGATGTGATGATGGAGGGAGCAAAAGCTGGCGGTAAAATAGCACTCGAAGATGCTAAGCGGAATTGCCCGGTAGATAGCGGGACATTAAAGCAAAGTTTGCATCTTACGGAAGGTAAAGCAACGGCAGTGAAAGCAACTGTGCAAGTAGACTATGATAAGTCTCTCAAATATGGTACGCATGTCGAACTTGGTAGTCGAGGCAGACCCGCTAATCCGTTTTTACGGAACGCTGTGGATGATAATCAAACCAAAATAAACGATGCGATAGTGTCAGAGATTTCAAGGGCGTTAGGGAGGAAATTATGAAAGATATATGTCAAGCAGTGTACGAGCGGCTGTGTTCGGATAAGAACATCTACCGATATGTATGCGACCGCATATATCCTATCGTTCTTCCCGAAGACGCGCCGTTGCCTGCCATTGTGTACACGCCTGTGCTTGCCAATTATGACTCCGCATTACAAGGCGATACGGGGTACGTAAGGCAGACGATACAGTTTGTATGCCACGATACGACGTACAAAAAATCCCGCGAACTGTCCCGAAAAGTAAAGCGAGTTTTTCAAGATTACCATGGGGATATGTGCGGGCTATTTATACAAGCGGTGTTGATAAAGTCGGATTGCGAATATAACGGAAACACCGCTTTGAAGTTCGATACGGACGAATATATGTCGAGTATCGAATTCGAATTTCATTTTAACGAAAAATAGGGAGGTAAACGGCAATATGGCTGTAGCAGGAAAGAACGGAAAAGTAGTCATCGGCGCGGAAACCACGAAGAAAGTGGTCGGTATAAAGAACTGGTCGATCGAACTGTCTTTGGATACGCTTGAAACGACGGCATTGGGCGACGATTGGAAGAATTATATAACGGGATTGAAAGAATGGTCGGCATCAAGCGAGGGCGACTATGAAGTACCCGTTGACGAAGAAGGACAAGCGGCTTTGCAAAAAGCATTCTTGGACGGTTCGACGGTAATGGTCAAACTGTACGTGGACGATAAAAACTACTACATGGGCGAGGCGTATATCAACAGCCTTTCCATAGAAGATCCCGTTGATGACGTGGTGTCTATCAGCATCGAATTCACGGGAACGGGTGCGCTCTCCTTTGAAAAGGGCGAATAATCGGAGGGAAATATGAAGAAAGGAATCACTATCGTTCTCGACAAACCGAGGACACTTCGTTACGGGATGAATGCCCTTGCGAAAATAGAAACAATTACGGGTAAGTCCATTCTTGCGCTTGACCTTGATAAGGTCGGCATCAGAGATTTACTTGCCATCGTGTACGGCGGATTGTATCACGAAGACAAGACGTTGACCATTGAAAAGGTCGGCGACCTTATAGACGAATACTCGAACCTTACCGATATAGCAGAGAAGCTCGGCGAGGCATTGACCGAAGCGTTCGGCGGAGAGAAAACGGAGAAACCCGAAACGCAGGGGGAAGAGTAACCGCCGCTTTTGATTTATTCGCATTGTGCGACCAAGCCGTGGTAGAGTGGGGCGTCGATCCGCTTATTGTGGGCGAGTACACACCTTATGAACTTTCGTTGATAGCAAAGCAGAAAAAGAAAGCCGAGCAAGCGGAGTTTGAAAACTTGCTGTGTCTTGCATGGCACACCGAAGCACTTGCCCGGCAGAAAAAACTGCCACGGCTCGAAAAACTGCTCAAAGAGGCGAGGAAGAAACCGAACCGAAAAACGAGCAGTAAAAGCGATGCAATCCTAAAAGCAAGGGCGGCGGAGAAAGGCGTTATTATCAATTAAAAGGGGGTGGGGATATGGCAGTCATAAGAAACCTTGTCGTTAAGATTGCGGCGGATATATCCTCGCTCTCGAAAGGTTTGCAAGACGCCCAAAAGAAAATACAAAAGGTGTCTGCGTCGTTCACGAAAGCGGGGACAAAACTCACGGCAAGCATAACGGCTCCACTCGTAGCACTCGGCACGGCGGCAATCAAGGTCTCGCAAGGTTTCGAGCAATCAATGGCAAATGCGGCGTCGGTCACAGGTGCAACGGGCGACGAACTTGCAAGAATGACCGCACTTGCCAGAGAGATGGGTAGTAAAACCGTATTCTCGGCTTCGGATGCGGCGGATGCACTTTATTATATGGCATCGGCAGGTTATAAGGTCGACCAAATGGCGGATTCCATACAGGCGACGCTAAACCTTGCATCGGCAACGCAAAGCGACCTTGCATTCACCACGGACACGGTTATCTCAACCTTAAACCAGTTCGGGTTGGAGGCAAACCAAGCCGAGAGAATCACGAACGTATTTGCGGCGGCAATCGGCAATTCGATGGCAACGATGGAGAAGCTCTCAAACTCAATGGGCTATGTCGGGCCTGTTGCAAACAGTCTCGGATACGAGATAGAAGAGGTAACGGGAGCATTGTCGGTATTATACAACGCTGGGTACGACGGATCTACCGCAGGTACTGCACTCCGTCAATCGCTTGTGTCGCTCATGAACCCGACGTCTGCGGCTCTCGGTGTGTTCGAAGAATTGGGTTTGTCGTTTGAAGATGTGAACCCTGCGACGAATGACCTTGCAACGATAATAGACAGACTCGGTGCTGCGGGTATGGACACCTCGCAGGCAATGAAGGTATTCGGCGCGAGAGCTGGTCCCGGTATGCTTGCCTTGTTATCGGCAGGTGGCGACGCAGTCAGAGATATGACCGCATCGATAACAGGCACGGACAAAGCGTCGGAGATGGCGGCAACGCAGCTCAACACATTACAAGGTCAAGTCAAGATATTGAAGTCGGAATTGGAGGAAATCGCCATATCGTTCGGCGATGTGTTGATTCCAATAATCAGGCAGTTCATCCAAAAATACATATCACCATTGACAGCCAAATTGATGGGGTTGTCAATGGGAACGAAAAAGAACATAGTAACCATAGCATTATTGGTGGCGGCAATCGGGCAGCTTTTATTGGTTGTGGGCAAACTCATCGGCAGTGTCGGTACGATTATGAAGGTCGGCTCGCTGTTGTTTTCGAAAGTCGGATTGATTATAGCGGCTATCGCAGCGGTGGTCGGGGTTGTTACCTATCTTTGGAAGACCAACGAAGATTTTCGAAATGCCGTGTTGCGGATATGGGAGAAGATAAAGGCAACTATACTCAAAGCCGTTGAAGCAATAAAGAGTTGGTGGGCAAAGAACGGAGAAAAGATACTAAACGCAGTTAAAAAGGCTATCAATGTTTTATGGAATGTGGTAAAGGCTAAATTCAACCTAATTCTTAAGATAGCCAAAAAAGTATGGCCGTATATCAAGATGATAGTCGTGGATACAGTCAAAGCAATAAAAGCGTTTTGGGCAAAGAACGGCGAAAAGATTTGGAACACGGTCAAAACCATATTCACAAATATATGGATGTGCGTGAAGAGCGCATTCAGCATAATAAAGGATTCGCTAAATAAATTCTTCTCGTATGTTCGCTCGATATGGGAGAAGCTCAAAACATTATTCGCTTCGCTTTGGGATACGATAGTCGAACTTTACGAAACCTTAAAACCCGTTTTCGACCTTATAGGCGGACTGGTTATGACCTTATGGGGCGTTGTGTCAAGTGTTCTCGGCGCAATTATAGACGCGCTCGGACCGTTTCTCGAAGCGGTAATCGACGTGGCAAGCGCAATACTTGATATCATCAAAATCGTGTGTGCGCTTTTACGCGGGGATTGGTCGTCGGCTTGGGAATACATGCAGAGCTTCGCCAGCAACATCTGGTGTAACGTCGGCGAAACCATCGGCAATATTTTCAAGGGCGTTTGGGAAGGTATAAGCGGCTTTTTCACCAAGATATGGGACGGAATCAAGAATGTTTGCGGCGGCATCTGGGACAGCGTAACGGGCGTCTTCGGCAAGATAAAAGACTTTTTTACAGGTCAAAGCGGAGAGGCAACCTCGTGGGGCTCGAACCTAATATCGAACATTACGGGCGGAATAAAGAAAGCGGCGAATTGGGTAGTGGACGGCGTGAAGAGCGTCGGTAAATCAATAGCTAATTTCCTCGGCTTCGGTTCACCTACGAAGAAAGGTCCGGGGCATACCGCTGATGAATGGATACCTAACTTAATGGACATGATGGCGGCGGATATGTACGAGAACATTCCGATGATGCAGAGAGCCGCAATCGAGGTAGCAAACACTTTGGGACTTACAACGTCGCCGAACCATGCAGTAGTAGGCGTAGGTAGCAGTCCGAACGGCGACCTTTTGAACGGCTTATTGCAAGGAATGGCGGCAATGAACGGTATGGGCGGCGGAGAATCTGATAAGGAAATCGTGTTGCAGATAGACGGACAAACGCTTGCTCGGATAATGATGCCGAAGCTCTCGAAAGAGTATAGGCGACACGGCGTAAATTTACAGGAGGTGTGATGAATGGATTTTTTCAAAATCAACGGAAAGAAAATCAAAGCGCCGACTGAACTGACCGTGTCGCCAGAGATACTTGATAAAGCGGAAAGAACAGTAGACGGCACAATGGTTGTGGATGTTATAGGTACGAAACGTAAAGTAGACGTAAGTTGGGAGTATTTATCGAAAGAAGATATGACCGCTCTCACCAAAGCAGTCGGCGGAGATAAATTTGCCGAAATATCATTTCACGACAACGCCACGGGAAATATTATGACGATGACCGCTCGGTCGGAGGGACTTACCTATGCGCCGCACTATGACTGGTCGAAAGCCAAGATAATGTGGAAAAGCGTATCGGTCAGTTTTACGGAGAAATAGCCTATGAATTATTCGGATAATCCGCGCAAGGTTTACGGCAAGGTAGACATTGTGTATGCGGATGAAGAACTGACGCGGGACGCAAAGGTGGCGGTCAGCGGCAACTCGGAAATCAGCCACCCTGCGGAAGTTTACGAACGACCGTATGAGCCGACGGTAAAAGCGTGTACAATGGACGGCAACTCGACAATGGACGGTACTTTTCAAATGATGAGCGACAAACACATAGTCGGTTGGTGGAGCGGTAAACTTGCAGATAGTATGGGGGTATTTGCTCAAATGCCGTACATAGAGTTGTCGTTCGGAATGCGTCCTATAATCTATTGGCGGATAATCGGCGATCCGAAACTCAATCAGTATCCCGTGGACTTTACGCTACAGTATAAAAGAAATGGGACAGTAGTGAAAACCGAAACAGTAACTGGCAACGCCGCCGTAGAGATAATGGTGCAACCGAAAATCGCTGACATAACGTCGGTACGTATGACCATAAGCAAATGGAGCGTTCCAAACGGTTGTGCCAAAATTCTACGGTTTTTCGAAAGGGTGTACGAGAGTTACGAGGGCAAGGATTTGCTGTCGTTCGAGGTGGGCGAAGAACTTTGTTCGTCGGAGGGAAACTACAGTATCAACTCGGACAGTATGACGGTAAGTATTTATAACGAAAACCGCAAATTCGATAAAGGATATCTGCGGACGCTTATGCTGTTAGACCGAAAATTGATGCCGTACATCGGAATTGAGAAAAACAACGAGATCGAGTATAAACCGCTCGGTGTTTTTTATTCGGACGAGTGGGATATCCCACAGGATAGCCAATGGGTAAAATGTACGGCAACGGATAGACTTATGCGTTTGCAGATAAAGACCTATGTAGGCTTTCCGCTTATAGAAAACGTGTCTCTATACGAGATAGCGGAAGATGTTTTGCGGAAAGCAGGTATGACGAGCGAAGAGTATGTTGTATCTCCGAAACTCAAGGATATTGTGGTGGGGATGGCTTTATTGCCGAAGACCACGGTATGGGATGCATTGCAAGAAATCGCCTATGCAGGCTTATGCAAAGTCTTCGTTGACAGAGAGAATCGTGTCGTGATAATGAGCGAAGACGATATACCGCAAAAAAGTGAGATACCTATAAATCCCGGCAATGCATTTTCGTACACATCGAACATCACGCTGACGGATTTTTCTAATAGCGTGTCGGTAGAGTATTTTGACATCAGCGTAACGGATGATATTATCGACGTTGCCGAACCTGAAGTCAGGCTTGAGCCGAATGAAACCAAGACGCTGACGATAGACTACACTTCAGAGGTCGCATATCCGTCGGCAGCAAGTAACAATGCTCAAGTACGGATTGTGTCATTTGAAAGCGGCGTAAACTCTTGCACTTGCGTGGTAAAGAACAACGCAAATGCGTCGCAATCGGCACTCATAACCGTATCTGGAAATGCAATCAATATCAACTCTCGAACGGTAACGGTAAGGGACGAAGAAAGTATTCTCAACTATGGAGTAGTCGAATACTCGCATACGGCAAGCGAGCTTGTTCAATCATACGAGCAAGCAGAGTATATGGCGACCGTGTTGATTAACAGAATGCGGGCGGGAGAAGGCAGTATAACGGCCGTGTGGCGCGGCAACCCCGAACTCGAAATGGGAGCTGCTTACGACTGCACCGACCGCTTCGGGGACAAAGAACGCCTTTTGTGCGAGTATAACAAATTCAGTTACGATGGGGGCTTAAAACAGGAAACCCGCGGGCGAAAATTATAGGGAGGTAAGTATGGCAAATTGGAAAGAACCGAAGAACGACTATGCGCCCGAAAGCCAAGTCGTTCCCGAAATCTTTAATACGCTTGCCGAGAATGAACGGTATCTGCAAGAAAAGAAGATAACGACCGAGCAAGTGCAGGACGCAACAATAAACAGCACGCAGAGTGCAAGCAGAGAGAATTTGGAGGATAAAGAAACAGTGAAAGGATTTTTCGGCAAGATAAGGAAATGGTTCGCAGACCTCCGAGCGTTGGCATTCAAAGGCACGGTAGGTACGAACGATATAGATAATTTGGCGGTAACAGCGGCAAAGATTGGAACGAGTGCGGTAACAGCGGCAAAGATAGCTTCTAATGCCGTAGAAACCGCAAAGATAAAAGACAAAGCCGTAACGGACGCTAAGATAAACTCGGTGGCCGCAAGCAAAGTAACTGGACTGCATAAGGTAGCGACGAGCGGTAGTTATAATGATCTTACGGATAAACCTAATATAAGTGGCGGAGATAATCCTAAAATAGTATTTGAAGGGAATGCAAGTTACTATACTTATAATCTCGGGTTTGATATGAAGAGTGAATACCGTTATGCGGTTGAAATTAATGGTGGTATTGGTATAGGTATTTCTACAAAAAGAACACAACAAGATGAACCCATTTTGAATGTAATAATTCCCGGATATTGCTATGGCACAGATGCAACTATGAATATATATACAATAACAATTGTAGGATATGAAGGCAATGCAAGCTATGAAGGCGGAGGAGTGTTTAGCGTTGAGGGTATTTTTAATTTTGACAATGACGGGAATGTAGATGCGGAAGGATATATGCAAATCGATGGACGAAGTTGCCCTAAAATAAAACGTGTGATCGAACTTGGAAAAGCATACTAAAAACTATAAAATTTATAAAAATGGGAGGTAACATGACAGCAATTATTATAAGCGTTGCATCAAGCATCATCAGCGGGATGGTGCTTTTTTTCTTGCAGCATTTCTTTAAAAAGAAAGCCAAGAAGGACGAGGAACGGGACGAGGCAAAGAGAAAGGAAAATCTCTTGATACTCAGAAGCATAGATGCGGTGGGAAAACTTACCTATGCAGATGCCATCGCCATACGCGATGGGAAGACCAACGGTGAAATGAAATCGGCAATCGAGGCATATAAGAAAGCCGATGAAGAGATGTACGAGTTTCTGCTCGAGCAAACTACCAAAAATTAAGGA